GACCACTAGGGTCAGGGTAGGATATTATCTTGTGTCCTCTATACTTTTGTGCTAGAGTCCTTGCTAGTGTCTCCGTATCAGGATGCCCTTGCATTTCATCTAGTATATGTATTTGATTTCCTCTTAAAGCAAAGATACATGACGCCATAATACCAACGTTAAAGTCGATAGCTACGTGTACATCTTCTCCAGCATCAAAGGGGGGTAGGTCTTTATCTATATGCTCACTCCTATTGAATGTATAGAATACTGTGTTACCAGAGTCCTCGAAAGATGCTGAATACTCTCTAGCAAACTTTAGTGGGTCTAGTGTTAACTTAACTCGTTCAATCTCATCATCATCTAGATAAGGAGAGTCTTGATATGTGTAGTGGTATGACTTCCATTGGTCATCAGCATCTTGTCTATTAAACATCTCATAGAAATAATTATATCCCATAGGAGTACTAATAATAAGAGCCTTACCGGGGTTAGCGCCATGCTTATCTGCGTTCTTCTTAGACCAACGTGTTGATATACATGGTTGTATGACTGATTCCCATGATTCTTTCAGGGATGTACCAGCACCTTTCCATGAGCATACCTCATCAGCTACTACAAAGTATTGACCACTACCACGCATACGTTCTGATGCTTCATAGGACCATATCTTCAATATAACATTATTAGGGAACCAGAATGTACCAGCTACTCTACTAGACTTATCAGCATAGTGGTCAGCACCTAGTATATAGGCGATTAACGGGTAGTAGATATCTATAGCCTGTGCATAAGTAGGAGCAATAATAGCAACATTCTTATTAGGCACATCAGCGGGTAAATCCATTAGTTCTTGTACGGCTACCATAGCGGCTGTTGCGGCTAGGAAGGACTTACCAAAACCACGAGAGGCATTAACCACTGCGTATCTTGTACTGCCATCCCCCATAAACAAATCAGAGATAACATCTGATTGTCCTTCGTGTAATACGACTTCATCCATTCTAATTCTCTCTGAGATACGCCACAGACGCTCTCTCTAATACTTGGGTTTGATTGTGTATACTCTAGTATACTTAAATTTATTTTGATTGGGTCTGCTTGAGTCTAGTTCATAAACCATATAGAATATACACCATAACAACAAGACAGAGCGTAAATTAACGCACATAACTTTATATTCATTTCCTTTTAGCCTTTATATTAGCTATAATTTCTTTGTGATGAATCTCATCAGCTAGTAACCTCGCAGTCTTTGCAGTCTGCTTTCTGAGCCTCCATGTCATAAACACCTTGTATACCCAAGGGGCAACATCCTTTAGGACACCATAGATGAAGGGAATATACTTAAGGAGAGGTGCCGCCATAGTTAATACCCAGACCTACGAATAGGCTTCTTCTTAGTTGACGCTGGTTTCTTCTTCATAGCAGAGTCTCTCATTAGCTTACCGTTAGGCATGTAGTGAAATCCTTTAGGTGCTTTCTTCTTTATAATAGCCATTACAATTTTACCTTCCTTGTTTCATTTTAAATATTTGTCTACTAACTTCTTACCTATGTATAGAACAGCTACTACTGTTATTAAGACACCAGCCTCTAGATATAAATTACCTGTACTACTGTCTACCTTAACTCCTTTAGTGCTTATCTCTATACGACAAGTATCACAGTTATTTCCTACGTCTTGCATCAGCACTAGCCTTTTGAGCCTTCTTCAAAGCTTGTTTCTGTTTAGCTGTCATAGGACCACGCATACCAGATATCTTGCCTGAAGCTATACGGTCTCCTAGACCTTTATAACGGGCATCTGACTGTAATACCTTAGTACCACTCATACGAAGAGGTTTACCTATTTCTTTGGCGGCTCTCTGCATCTTCAACTTAAACTCAAATAGTTGTCGTTGGAATTCTGATTGTTTCATATTTACCACTTTACCTTGTTTGCCCAATAGGCCGCAGACATCTTACCTTTAGCAATGTTAGTTGCATGTCTAGCTTTCCAAGCAGTACGTCTAGAGGCATACTTAGCGCTCTCGTTGGCTTTCTTGGGGCTTCCTTTAGTATTCTGTTGACCGAATCTAATAGTCTTTATTGTGCCACCTACTTTAGCAACAACAATATGTGATTTGGTTCTATGACCGGGGGTCGATTTAGGTTTGTTATAACCACTCACGCCGGCTCTCTTTAGTCTGCCGTCAGGCTTCTTCATAATAGATTACTCCTTAGACTTATCTAATAATAATATTATTTCTTCTTCTTTACTGGCTTCTTAACCATTGGTTTCTTCTTTACAGGAGGTCTTCCGACCTTCTTACCGTATGTTCCTTTACCTTGTGGCATTATTTCTTCCTCTTCTTAGGTTGTGCGGAGTACTGTTTACCCGCTTTAGTGTCTTTACGTTTCTTAGCTGTTGATGCCGCATACCCCTTCTTACTCATAGCATTAATAGCCTTAGTTGGCAGATAGCGTTCACCAGTAGCCCCTTTACCTTCGGTAGAGTTCTTGCCTGACTTAGTACGCCACTTCTGTTTGGTCCACTTAGTCATACTCTTTTGTTCTGATGTCTTACCACCAGAGTAAGTACCACCACGTTCTTTATAGAGTTTAGACGCAAGTTGCATAGCTCTAGCTGAATGTTTACCACCCATCTTGGCTACAGCATCTTTCTTAGCTGTCTCCCACTTCCTTGGATTCGCTCTCCCCATCGTCATCCTTCTTTCTCATTGTTAGTTTAATGGCCATAGGCTTACGTGTAGATATCTCTGTCTCTAACTTCTCAGGTACTTTCTTGTAACCATAAGCCATAAGATTGTTTATGAGTGTTCCTTGAGTCGCTATAAGTTGAGCATAAGAACCACTGCCAACACGTATGGAGCCGTCATTAAGAGAGACCTCAATAGCCTCGTACTTCTTTATCATCATCTCGATAGGGTCAAAACCTAACTCCTCAAGCTTCTTATAAGCCGCCATAGAGTTAATATTCTTAGAGCCTTTAGGACGACCACTGCCGGGCTTACGCACCTTGTCTAAGTCTTTATTTCCATTTGGATTCGCCATTGTTTGCCTCCTTTTAAGGTTCTGGAATGGTTGTAGATTTAACATAGTTTAAATTAAAAAATAAAATTAATAGTTATCAAAAGCTTACAACCGTGGTTAAATAAGCCTAAGAAAATTATTAAAATAATAATAAGAATAAGTGTCAAAATAAATGACAATAATATATGAAATAGAGTGGCACTAAGGAAGTTTGAAAGTAGCTTCCCTAGTGTTTGTCCTCTTCCGCTACCCTATCAATAGGTGTTTTAGCAACCTTACGTAGTAATTCGTTCTCTTCTTGTATTGTTTGCAGTTGTCTTTTAAGAGATTCAACTGTGTTATCATAAGAGGTTTTACTAAGCGCCATTGCCCGAAACAACCCCAACATTCCTGCTGAGACTAAGACGACAAATACCGCTACGGTTGCCGGTAGATATTGTAGGAGTAAATCTAGTTTCATATAGACTATCCTTCCGAACTCGGTCCACATAAGAAACCGAAAATGTAAAAAGTAGACAGGCCATAAGGGACTGCCGCCGCTGTTAAAAGATTGAAGTCACCAATAGTTATGAAAGCGCCCAAGGCTATAGTCATCCATACTATTGTGGAACAGATGTTAAAGATTATTCTTTGAGGTCTTCCATTATAATATATCTGACAAAAGCCTAGTAGAGCTGTCATCCATGCCATGAAGAAATTGTTAATTTGTAATGTCTCAGAGGAGACGCCATATTGAGAGCCAAATAATAGGGTGAAGGCCACAAACCACAAACCTAGTCCAGAGGCTTGTTCAAGGCCTCTACCATAACCCCAACCTGTATAAGCAGGGTTGAAGTATTTGTTTAAGGAATGGAAGGCGCCATCTATCTTTAACGCAATTTTATTAACGTCCATGAGTATACCACCATTGTTATAGTATTGAAAAGGAACCACACGTAATTCGCCCAGTCTCGTCCCCAAACATCACCATAGATATATGCTGAAGTCCAAGAAGATTGTGCAACGATAAAGATTATAGCACCAACAACAACAAGTATTGTGATGGGTTTTTTAAGTGTGATGAGAGCAGAGCCGATTATAACAACCAAAGAGGCTATTGTAAAAGGTATAAAGTCGATGTAGTGTGCAAACATTAGATGTCTCCTTAGGTGTTTTAATAAGAAGTCTCATAATTACGAGCAATAATTTTAGGGTTCCTTAAACGTAATTTAAGAACATTTAGGAAAAAAGGTTTTATTTCAGTCTTTAATTTCTTATCTATTTTAAGTCTATTAAAACAACAAAAACACTATAGTTGTTAAAGCTACTGATGAGATAGTTTGGAGGATAATCATCCTATACCCCTACCCCCATAATCCCCCTTCCCCAAGGAGGTCATATCATAAGGGGACCCTATTTATCTTTCCTTAATATTATGGCAAAAAAAAATATATAGACCCCTCTCGACACCCCCATCAGCCGAAGCCAACAGAGATATCAAGAGGGGTTTATAGTCTAAGTCTTAGTGCGACCCCAGTGGGATAAGCACGTAAAGGTAACTCTATTTGGGTTAGGGAGTTTGTTAACTCTTTCCCAATATTCTTCAGCTACTATTATCACAGGATATTGACCTGATTCAATGAAACCGTTAGGGTGTTTCTGTGCATAACGGTAGATAGAGAATGGTAAGCTACCGATAGACCTTGTTAGGTTAGCTGAACGTTGGTCTACAGGGTCAGTAACTATGAAGTTAATCTGTGGGTCTGACCATAGGGAACGTACTAACTTATCTGTAAATTCATCAACACCATATACAGCTATTAAACCGAGTCCTTTGAACTCTTGTTTGAATGAATCTATAGCTGACTTAGGAGAGGGTTTAAGTTTAATCTTTACTGGTTTGTTGTCGGAAGAACCTCTAGGTCTGCCCCTACGCTCCGGTGGTTTTTCTTCGATAACAACAGGTGCCTCTTTCTCTGTGACAATATCATTTGCTTTAGAGACCTCTGGGTCTGGTGTTATTATTAGTGCTGGCTCCTTTACCTGTATAAGCTTCTTAGTTTTATCTTCGATGATAGCATCAAGGATTTCTTCGACAACCATAGCAGGTTCACTCATTAGCCAGCTCCTTTTTTAAGTCTTCGAAGCTCCCAGTTAATTTAAATACTTGGGGTACTGTCTTGACTTTCATTTTGCTTAATAATATGTCTCTCCATACAGCGTTAGATTCTTCTTGTCCATTAGCCGCTAAGTCAACATAGATATAAGTCTTTCCCTGACGTGTCAGTAGTTCTTTAGCCTGCTCACAGAAGGTACAATTAGCTCTGCCTATTACTAGATACATTATTCATCTTCCCCTTCAGAGTCATCTAGAGCGCTAACAGCCTCAACAAATCCTTCACAGAAGAATTCATACAACATGTCTTCGATGCTCCCATTAGTGTCCATTTCATACTCAGCGATAAACTTGTCAAAAGCTATTTCGATGAAAGTTTCCATATCTGTACTTGTTACGCCTTCGTTCATTTGTCTCTTCCTCTTCCTGATGCTAAAATGTCTTCGTCTAACCATACCATAGGACTAATGTCACCACGAGTAAGGCCAATGTCGTTTAGTTCTCTATCTGATAAACGATTTAAGTGTTTGATTGTATCTCGGTGTGCTTGCTTAGTCATAAGATACTTGAGATACCGATGTGCTTTTGAGCCGATTGCTATGCAACCTTTCTTCAATAGTCTTAGTATAAGCTGGACAGTAGCCCTCACCTTATTACAAAATTTTCTTCTCATGTTATTCTCCATTCAATTCTTGATATAGGTTATCTAGTGCATCTTCTACTATGCCAATAACGGTTTCTATTTCGTCCTCAGTGGAAGACAGTTGTAGTTGGTTGTTACGGATGCCTATTACAACACCCATATCAAAATTGTTTTCTAAGCTATCTAACACTTGGTCAGAGGCATCTAACATGTCACTTAAGTCATCCGCCTTACGCTTCTCTAGGAGTGCTTTTTTGTATGCTTCAATACGGTCAGTAAGACTTACCACATTTGACATTATATACTCCTCCATTTTCTTTAATCTTTTCATCTTCATAAGGGGCAACAACGATTCTGTAGAACTCTGCTTGAGCGCCCGCCAAGGCCCCCATTACGTCATTCATGTCTTGGTATCGTGCGCCGTTTTTAGAGCTTAAGAACTCCTGTATTATCTCTGCAATTAGGTACTGAATCTCTCCAGCGTTTTTTATACCTTCTATATGTATGTAACCAGTGATTGCTGATAGCTCATTCCGGTCTTCTTCTGTTATATAAGGCATTATATGTTCACTCCTATCCATCTCATTATGTAGATTGCGATATAAATGTTAACTAAGAATAAAGAGTACGAAAATAAATACCCTGCTAATGCTCCGGCCAATCTTGCTAGTTTAATCATAACATCTCTCCTCTATTATCTTGGCATAATACCAAGTATGTAATTTCCGGTTTATATTCCGGAGTTGCAATAATTCGTCTAAGACCCGTGAGAGGGTCCATTGGTACTTCTTTTATAATTAATTTACCAACCTTACTCTCTAGAATAGCCATATGTAATACAAAGACTTGGTCACAGATTAAGGTAGGTCGTGGTGTTATTGGGCTTTTAGTTATAAGTTCACCCTTGTAATACACTAGGCTTTGAACAATAGAGGATTGTGCTACTGTAGCCATAATAGTGAGTGTAAATGCTAATAGTAATGTTTTCATTTTATTCATCCTTACTTGGTTTCTCTCCATAAACATTAATTACCTCATCAATAATGTTGTATGATAAAGCTTCTTGTGGGTCTAACCACATGTCAGTTGGACCTAATAATCTCTTCTTTATTTTCTTACTGCTAAGGCCTGTACAGTATGAATAGTGCCGTAACATCCAATCAGAGGTTTGTTCGAATGACTTCACACGACCAAATAACTCATGTTCTTTGCCGGTAGAACCCGCAGAGTATTGATGAGACATTAATTGACAGCTGACAGAGGCCATACGGTGTTCACCCGCCATCAAGGTCATAATACCACAGGATGCCGCCATGCCAGTGGCAAACGTATCAACGGGAATGCTCGATGTTAACATGGTGTCGATTAAAGTTAGACAAGGTGCTATTTGACCACCGGGGCTATTAATAATCATTGTTAATCGTTTAGGTTGTAGTTCTTCAGGCATTAAGTTGTATTCCATAATCTTGCCAACCAAAGGCATGATATTCTTGTGGTCAAATTCACCAGTAAGTAGCAATACACCTGCATCATCTAAGTATAGTCCAGGCATTAACTTCTGCTCTTCAGCAATAATCGGAGGGGTCTCTACCTTCTTCTTCTTAGCTGGAGCCTTTTTAGCTGGTGTTTTCTTCTTCTTCTTCTCAACAGCTTGTGACGCTAAATTCCAAATTAATCGTGACATATAATATATTCCTTTAATTAATTAATAGGGCAGTTTATAGACGTGCCAAGGTCTAGGTTGTTATAGTGTCTTCATTACTTCTTTTCTTTTAGACTCAGTATAAGTACTCCATTCTTGAATTTGCTTCAAGGTTCGGTTACAAGCAACACAACGGTCATTGTCACCAATCCAACATTTTCCTAAACAGGGACTACTTATCATAGTATTTCGCAAGCACCACCGGTACATGCAAGCGTCTGAGCGCCTTCAGTATTGTCTTCTGACTCATACTCGGTTAAACGAGAGAAGTCAATGTCAGGCATATCTGCTACAGCTTTCAAGAATTCACCTTTAGTACATGGTGTATAAGGAGCCTGTGCATAAGTATGCTCTGAGTATGGCAAGAAGCTTACGCCTGTAATATAGTCAAAGTTCTCATAAACCCAAGCACCGACCTTCATCCACTCATCTTCCTTAACATATACAGTCACAGACACAGAGTGTTCTGACCAATGCTTTTGGAATATTACCCAGTTCTCAAGTTGCTCAATGGCTGTTTGTTCGTTAGCTAATGTAGCACCTTCTGGTGACTTAATTGGAAAGTAGAATACTGTTGTCTTCTCAGGATTCATTTGGTCTGGTTCGCTAGGTACACCCATATCCTTCAAGAAGGTTGTTAGAGGGTCGTTATTAGCTTGACGAACTGCCCGTATATAGTATGGACTAAATCGACCATGAATACCAGAGCTACTATCAACGAGCTGAGAAACAGTGCCAGATGGCTTAATAGTTGTAATAGCAGTGGCCGGGTTGATATCCAGTTTCTTAGCATAGGTAACATTTACTTCTCCTGCATAATCACGAAGTCTTTCTAACATCGCTGGGTCTGGGTTTCTTAGTATCTTACAGTCTTGTATACCTGTTAAGGACACACCTAATAGGCGCTCTTCTTCACAGTTCTTCTGCCATACCTTACGTACATATTTAAATTCAGTAAGAGATGATTGTAGTGTACCAAGTATTGTTGCTAATCCAATCTTACGCTTCAAGTCTGCTTCTGTATCATCTACACGACAAACAACTTCTGACAAGTTACATAGTTGGTTAGAGCGTAACTGAATCTCAGCGCAAGGGTTCGTACCCCGTAGTTGAGTCTCGTCACGACGTTCTGGAGCTAATGCTTTCGCACCTTCTCGGTTAAAGATACCACGTTCGCCTGAACCTGATTTCATAAGTGCAACCCACTCTTCTAAGAATACAGCCATTGAAGGCTTAGACTCGTAAGCGGCGGAGTTGTTAGCCAAGGCACGATGCGCTGACTTTTCCCACCATGCACCTGACTTAGCGTCACGTACTTCTGGGTCGTTTAAGTCTGATAGTGAGATTAGGGCTGAACGACGAACGCCACCTACAACAACAACCTCGGCTATCTTACAAATTATGTCATGTACTTCGATGGGGCGTAGCTTACGACCGGCCGCAACTTTGAAAGATGCAGTAACGAATGACATTAAGTCTTGCAAGGGTGCTGGACCTGAAGCCCGTCCACCCATAGTCTTTAGACGTGCGCCCTCTGGACGTACTTTTGAGAAGTCCCAGCTATGTGTATTACCTAGGTATAACTCAGCAATTAGTTTTCGTAGAGCTTTTGACCAGCCTTCTGCTGAGTCCTCTACACTAATTACTCTGTCTGAATGATTAAATGAATCATTAATGATTGGTAGTTTGTTTACAGCCATTGCTTCTGCTGAGAAACCAACACCAGTACCTGACATCAAGATGTATAACACCTCGTCAAATGCTCGTATATGGTTTATGTCTGCAAAGCTACAGTTGTAACCACGGAAAGGGTTCTTACGTAGTGCGTCACCCGCTGACCACATTGCTCTCATTGAGGGCATTACTTCACGGTTGTAAACTGCGTCTGATAGCTGTTGGAATTCGTCTTTGGTGATTACATTATCACTGACTTGCTCTTTCCAGAAACCAATCAATCGGTCTACAGTCTCTGCCCATGTTTCACGACGATTAACAGTGTCTAGAAAACGTGAGTAGCGTGACAAGTGGATAAATGATTCGTATGCGTTCATGTTGTTAGTCCTTTTTATTTTCTTTGAGTTCGATTACTTGTTCAACTAATGTTGAGATATTACGGCGTCTGTCTAAGTCTACGTTAAATTCTTCTAACGCATAGTCTTCTAATTCATCTTTACTCATTACCGAAATATCTTCTTCGGCTTCGAGTGGTTCTATGTCTGTACCTTCGTGCATATCCCATAAGTCAATGATAAATGTACATTCTGTTTTTGTTAATTTTGATTGCGGTAAGAACGCCTCTAAGTGCGCTTTGTTTTTAATCGCTACTAAGATAAATCCTTCAAAGTAGTCTGTCATTCGTTGTACGTTCATTAGTGATAGTCCTTTATATCTGAGGTTAAGTAAGTGTCTGCGGCGTAGTACAGTAGTTCGTTCACAGGGTCTTCTGGGTCTCCTTCGTATTCTAGCAAGATGCCTTCTATGAAACTCCTGACTGTGGGTGACAAATGGGAAGTATCCGCATTGCCGTCTTTAAGTAATTGTAGTATAACTGAGATGTAGACTAATTCATTATCTGTCATCATTCATTCTCCTATTTACGTTAAATCCTTTTGAATCCGGTTCCATTGGACTCGGCTTCTTCAGAGTAGTCCCCTCCTTTATGGAGTCTTCCAGTTGGAAAGTTATAAAGCAATGTTCCTGATGGGCCTGTAAGACCAGTATAACGACATTTGAGGACTTTTGTTTTAATCGTGTTTCTTTTAGATTCATCTTCATTTCCCGCATCTCTAGCAAAAGCAATGATATCAAAGCTTATTTGTTTAATTGAACCAGAGCCACGAATATCATCCATAGATGGTAGTTTACCTTCTTCAAACGATTTACCTTTGTTGTCTGTCTTGCGTAAGTGTGAAATCAAACCAATCCATACGTTGTACTTCTTAGCTAACCTCAACAAATCATTCATTATTTTGTCAATTGCTTCGTTCCCAGTAAGCCCTTCAGCACCTTCTGAAGCCAAGATTGTAATGTGGTCAACAAAAACATACTTACAACCAGACAGGCACATATACTCAAGGAAGTCCATAATAGAACCGTCGCTGATACTACCTTGATGGTCCAGTACAAGTACTCTATCATCTCCGAACAATTTGTCATAACCGATTTTAAGTTCATCAAGCGGAATCTCCTCTGCCGCAGGGTTTCTATTCAATACCATACCAGACATTTTTCTAGCTGTCTCGGCTGGTGATTCTTCTAGTGAAACAATTCCGATTTTTTCTTCGGTTGTCTCCAAGAGGTGAACCGCAATTTCACGTAAAAGAGTAGACTTACCACTACCAGTACCGCTAGTCCAAAGAGTAATTTCACCACCACGCATACCTTTCAGTTTGGCGTTGAGACCTTCCATACTTTCTGGGTAAGGAACAGACTCAAGGTCGTTGTAGGTTGTTAGTTGTTCCCACAGGTCTTCCTTATTAAGAATACCGGCAGGAGTGTAGGTAGCCGCATCGTATATGCTCTTAAGTAATGAATCAGGGTCTTTAACCCAGACATCTGATGCATCCTTCTCAACTGATTTAGCTATCTTAATTTTGTCATAACCGATAATACGAGCCGCTTCTTTAGTAGCTTCACGTCCGGGTTCGTCGTTGTCTAACCACAATATTACTTCATCAAAGTTTCTAATCCAGTCACGAGCTTCAACCAAGTCTTGTAGTGAAGATGCAGAACGAAGAGACACTACAGGATAAAAGGCTTTGTAACGCTTATACCATGCTGATTGCACAGCCATAGCGTCTAGCTCTCCCTCTGTAATAACTAAGCGTTTTCCACCTTGAAATAGTTGTTGACCGAATAGGCCACCACGAATCTTACCTATTGAGGAAAATTTCTTTGGTAGCTGTCGAGTCTTGTAGCCCACTAAGTCGTCTTCCTTGAAGTAAGGATAATAGTGTGTGTCAATATCGCCGGCAGTATCATAACCTACCTTAACACCGTAATGTTCGGCGACTTGTTTAAATATGTTTCTTTCTTTGAAACCTCTTGTCTGAAACTCTTCAGAGATTTCTCTAAGACTTGGCCCCCACTCTACAGGGCTAAAGTCGCTGTCAGTACTTGTATTCATAACTGTAACTCCTGTGTTTGGCGCTCTTGTTGATGTCCTACATGAAAAGCAGAACTTAGAACCATCCTCATAAGTTTGAGAAGGGTCTGAGCCACCGCAGTGTAGGCATGGTTGGTCTTTAGTAACTATTCGTCCCATTTATTCTCCTTCGTAATGTAAAGCATATGCCATTGATATTTCCGACACCTCTCTGAACAAGAAGAACAGAAGTAATCCGGCAACTGGGTTTAAGTCAAGCAGGTCTAAAGACCCAGCAACACCCATTACGAGTGAGGCTAGGCTTAAATAGAATAGACCTATAGATGCTAATCTTAATAACATTAATACTTCCTTCTCATTGATTTGATATACTTACGTGTGTTTTCTGTAACTGCTTCTTTAGGCACAAACCTAATAGCGGCTATTTGTCGATTATAAAATCGTGGAGTCTTACCGTCCTCTAGGTACTCTGTCATAGACTCTGAGACCATTTGAGCGTAAGCCTCACCATAGTATAATCCTCCTTTTGTATTATAAACATCAACTATTTCAAACGTGAATTTATCATGTCCATGTAGTGAGATGTCTTTCTTTAGATGTATAGACGAACCTGTGTAGGTGCGCCATGTCATTTCCTTACCATAGGTCTTAGACTTTTTCTTACCGCCGTGAAAGAATTGCTTCTTGCCCCAGTAAAATTGTCCTGTAACCGTATTATGAATGCAATATAGAAAACCGAAAGCTTTGCTAGGGTTAACCCCTATATTGGTTTTCCAGTGACCCATCTCATCCTTTGATAGCTGTTTCGTATACTTCTTTTGGGATTGAGAAATGGTCATTGATATGTCTCCAGATATGTAAAAGTTTACCGTTAAGTAACATGTGATTAAAGCCGTCTTCGTCATAGGCTTTGTTGTACTCAATGCTGATGCGTCGCTTTAACTCATCTGTTCCTACTGCACCTTCAAGTATCTTGTCCGCCTTCTTTGGACCAATACCCCTGATACCCGGAATGTTGTCAACAGAGTCACCCATCAACAACTGCTTCCAGTAAAAGTAGTCTGCATATTCTTTTGTTACTTGGTATATTTCTTTAGTTCGAGGGTTGTAGTGATTACCGGGAATACAATCTAAGTCTTTGTCTACAGTTACAACACAACGCTGAATATCAGCCTTATCTGCTTCTATAGCCCAAATACGTATCATATCATCGGCTTCACAATTGTCTGTTAAGACACAACCATCATATGCTTCTACTGTCCAAGACTTCAAATCATTAAACCAATCAGGTTTAGTGGATTTCGACCTAACACGACCAGCAGAACGTTTATATTCTACGTAAAGGTCACATCTATAGTTGTCAGGGCCACCCATGGCCATAACGTAGTCTTCAGTAAATAAGCTATTAGTAATGTCTTTAAATATAGTGTGGAACTTCTTCTTTCCATCTTCTAGTGACTCAGTTCCCCAGATACTCATATACAAGAGAACATCACCATCAATAATTGCTAGTGTCATTTTAATAATCCTTTAGTTACCCCAGGGAGGGGCGGGTTGGTCATAAGGGGACCCCATTTTTGGCCCTTATTTCATTGGGGGTAGTGGTGCATTATTCTCACCATAGAACCCGTATTCGTCGAACTTATCCTTCTTCTTTGTGATGTATGCTCCCGGCCTTTTACCAAGGGCAGTTACTAAGTCTGTCAACTGATTTGGGGACATTCTTATTACTTCAAACTCTTGATACAGCTCATTCCACTGTCTGATAAATACTTCTTCAGGGCTTACAGATAGCTCTATGTCCCTATCATATCCCTCATCATCCAAAGCAGTTATTATTGTGTAGTCACCTTCTAGTTCAACTGTAAACATTAAGATTCATCTCCTGACATTAATCTGATTAGGCGTCGTCGTTTTGTCTTAAGAGCATTTAACTCATAAAGTACTCTCTTAATTTCTTCTTCGATGTTCTCTAATTCTCCACACATACTCATGCCGTGTTCCCTTCATAGTTAAATTGTTTATAGTCTTCCTTAAACATGTGTTCTATAAGCTTTTGATTTTGCTCACTGTGATATCTTGAGGGATTACGAGTAGATTTGTTTATAATCCCCCTAGCTCCCATAGGGTTTATTCCTGTCACCTTATACAAGGGAACAAGAGATTCTTCCATTTTAAAAGTAGTAACGGGGGTTTGCCCTTCAAGAAACTGACTTTGTGTTGTTTTCAAAGACCAGTTGCAGTAATCAGACAAGTCAACATCCCAGAAATCTTCAAAGGAAATGTTACCGAACATACTATTAAACGTAGTGTCCGTCATAGCATAGCTGTATAAGCTTAATGCTCTGCGGTATGGGTGACGAACAATGGCGTAAACCTTCTGTTTGTCTAATATTGTTTCAAAGAAAGAAAGGGTGTTATGCTGACTTAGTCTATGCTTAAGAGTATACATCTCAAAAGGCATTTGGAAGTCGGCGCCTCTCTTTGACATGGCAGTAGACTTAAAGTTAGTTCCAGAAGTCCTTGGTATGTGCAACAAACACCAGTCATCATTATAAATCATTTTTCATACTACAGTTTCCTCTACTATTATTCCGCTAGAAATATACCAGATACATTCAGATGGCTCAAAGTCTCTTTCAGTTAAGAACTCATAACCACCTTGTTCTGCCTCATAGTATTCATTTAGGAAGTCTTCAAACTCACCCGAAGCCCAACCACAGGTCCAAGCCTCTAGGTCTTCACCACAGCCGTCCCAACAAGACTCCATCTCAATTTCCTGAAATGCATCTGTGCAGAACTCTGTACCATTATCAATCATATCTTGTAGTGATTGTGCTTCTTCTTCATCTGTTACTTGAATACTGAACTCACCTGTTCTCCAGATAATCTCTGTATTAACCCCTCTCAGGCTATTACTTTTGTGTTGATACATTTCAACCTCTACAACTGTCTTCCTGTTCTTATTAGAGACGTTGTACGTTTTTCCTACTTCTATTATCATACTAAAATCCTTTCATAATTATAAGTCATCTCTACTCCTAAAATATTTGTTATATATTATTTGTAGACCACTAAGTTGGGGGTGTTGTCTTATCCACATGCCGGTGGAAGGTTCAAAGTTCAGCTTAAAGAACTTATCTAGTTGTTGCCAGCCTGTCTTGACATTGACATCTATCTTTAAGGACAGAGCATCAAACTCTTCATCTGACATTAGGGAGTCGTTCTCAAACTCATAAGCATAAGCCGCAAGGGCTATCCTAATCCTAAGTCTCTTTTCTTCCTCTTTAGAGTTTGTCTGCAATCTTTAGTGCCTCCACTTCCTTTTCAAGAGCTTCTACTCGTTCCATTAGGTTTTCTACTATTGCTAATAATTGCTTAATCATTATTCATCCCCTTCCATAAAAAATTCATCAAGATAAGCAGGTCGGTCACCGTAGAAGATGTCTACTTCAGTCATCTCAGTGACTTCAATGTCAGCGGTCTCAATACGAAACTTGGCATGTGTACCATCACGGAAACAAACATAGTGGTCTCCGTCATAGTCTTTGTGCATTTCTATATCATGGGTAGAGTAACCTTCTGGTAATTCGAACTCTGTGAAAGCTTCTATTTTGTAGTAACCTTTTACTGTAACTTTATTTGTCATCGAATGTTCTCCTAATGGGTTATTTAAACACGTAGAAAATATTAGTTCCTAAGATAGCTGTCCAGTTATCATCCTTATCACGAACAATCTCTGAGTAGTCCTTAGTAGTTAGTTCTCCCCCAAAGTCATCAGCCTCGTGACCGTATCTGCTACGGAAAGTAGCTTGGAAGCGGCTAGTTGAACGTGGGTTTACTGGGTTCATAATCATTATGCAGTCTTGTTTAGCGGCCCAATGTTCTCCGTCAATAAACTTGTAGTAGTCATTGTAGTCCATCATAAAGGAGTTTTCCATTTGGTTCTCCCACATGCCGACACACAACTTAGGCTCATAAACCAGCTCATCTAGAGCCTTAAGAGTAGCCAAGTGTTTTACAAACTTATAATGTTCATATAGCTTGTGTCCGTCGTCAATACAAAATACTACGTGATTGTTGATTAGCTTTGTCATTATATTATTCCTTTTGTTTGATTAGTGTACAGCGAAGTAGTCGCTACCTATTTTACAGTCTCCGCAATCCATGATGTTAACACCATAAGCTTTAGGAGCCTCACGGAAACATTCCATGATTATTTCACGAGCCTTATCGGCTTGGTCTTCACGAACTTCTATTGTGTGCTCATCGTGATAGAATAGTAAATGAGAGAAGTCTATTTTAGCTTCCTTCAATTTCTTATCTAGCAAGATTACTGTTGCTTTCATCACAACGCTCTCAGCACCTTGAATAAGGTAGTTAAGGGCTTTATGCTTACTATCAACATAGATAGGTCGGTCATCTAGACCGGGGATATACCCCTGTTCTTGTGATATGTTTTCTACTTTCTTAATCAACGCACCCAATGCAGGGAACGCCTTGGTAAACTTCTTCTTAAGTCGAGTACCTTCTTTTTCAGAGACTCCTAGTATGGAACCTAGTTTCTTACCCCCTGCGCCGTATAGGTAGGCAAAGATAAAGGGTTTAGCTTTAGGGCGAGAACAACCAAGAATATCTGCGTTCTTTTGGTGTATATCTCCCTCTAAGACTTCCCTAGTATAATCTTCACTTCCCATATAGTGGGCCAATAAGCGTAGCTGACAACCCGCTGAGTCTGCGGATACTAGAGTATATCCAGGTTTAGCAACAAACAGAGAGCGCATCTCTTTGCCTAACACTGCGTTACCGGAGGGTAAGTTAGCGATTATTTTGTGTGTCTGTCTAAAGGTAGGTGTACCGATATTGAACACATCGCCGTGTAACCTTGACGAACTATCTACGTGTCCAAACCAACCCTTAATTATGGAGTGTCTTGAACGTAAGGTATAGTATTCGCTTAGCGCCCGTCCAACTTCACCAAGTGGTTCCAAGGAACTATCTGTGAGCTTTGGTCCTGTCTTAATAAACTGTCCGTCAATTCTCTTCCAGTTCCATTCGTCTGGTTTCCATCCCAAAGAATATAACAACCTCTTAACAGTATCAGTATTACCAACGTCGCCCACAATAAATTCAATTCGTGAGAAATCCCCCCAGATAGGGCAGTTACCAACAACGCACTTATCGTCAAGCTCAAACCAATTACGCATCCAAGCCATTGGCTTTCCAGCTTTCGTGAAAGCCGCTTTCTTTGGTTCATTATCTTTCTTTCTTATTCGCTGTGGTAGTTGTGGATTAACTAAATCCTGTATTACAACCATCTTTGCTTCTATTGAAGTTACTAGCTCTTCTGCTTCTTTAACGTTAAACATCCAGCCATTACGGCATTGTTCAACCATTATCTCATCCATCTTCATCTCAGAGCGTAAAGCCGTGAGTACTTTTCTTGAGCCAGATGCTGTAACATAGTTCTTAACTTCTTGCATAAGGTGGTCATAAACACGAGTACCAAGACGCACATCCTGTTTCATGTATTCAAACATATCCTCATTGAACTCTTCCCAACCACCAGTATAGTCACCCTTCTGGTCTCCGAAAGCATTTCCGAATAACTTAAGAGAGTGGCCAAAGCCAAACCGGCGATAGTTAAGTAGCTGTGACATAACCTTAGTACACTGTACCGTAGCTTTAGGATACCACACATACCCAAGTAATTTCTGGGATAGTATTCCTAAAGCAGGGATGTCGTAGCCAAAGGCGTTGTGTGCTATTATGGTGTCTGCTTTATCTAGTAGCTTAAGGAAACTCTTAAACTCATCTGGCCTAAACCAGTATTCTTCTTTTGTATCTACGTCTCGTGCGCCTGCACAGTGAAACTTAGACACGGTTGGTAAGAGGCCGTTAGCCTCGATATCAAAAACTAATTTCATAAAATTCTCCTAGCTTATTAGTTCGTGTTTCTATTTAGAGCTGTAAAACGCATCTATTGCGGCTACTTCTCCGGCTTTAGTTACTTCATAAGCTTTCTCAGCAATGAACCTAGATGTCTCTGCATCTGTCTCTGTCCATTCCATATATAGCTTAGTCATGTGTTGTAGTTGTACTTCTTCCATTTGGTCTTGTGTTAATTGTTTAGTCATCGAATACCTCATTTCTTTCCTTTTACACACTTAACTAAACGTGATGCATACCATTCAATCTTAGTAGCATCTTGCTCCATGTCATCTTTCTTACCG